TTCTGGCAGCTCCAGAAGCGTGAGAAGTGGTATCTGTTTTTTGTACCATTATTGTTTGAAGAGTTTTACCACCAACACCACTAGCTAGTTTTGCAGAAGTAACAGCATTTGAAGCCAAAGAATCTGCGTCTATCGTTCCATCTGGTAAGCCTCCTACTGCGATCCCTGTAATTACTCCTGTATTTCCGTTGATTGATACTGGCATTAGACTACAACAAAAGTACTGCCCGAAGGTATAGTTAAAGTATAGCTACCAACAGAAAACTCTCCAGCAACCAAACCATTATTGTTAGAGTTTATTGTATGATTGCCTGATAATACTTTGGGATTTTCAAAAACAGAGGTAGTTGATCCTGCAGCAATACCAGTTAATGCTGATCCATCACCAGCAAAAGAAGTTGCTGTACAAACTCCTGTAATTGTAGCTCCACCTGTAACTGTCTCAAACTTTTTACTGTTGTCGTAATATAGTTCTACTGCTCCATCGACATTAAAATCAGCTAATGTTTCACCGCCAGATCCTCCTAATAATTTAATTTCACTACCAGTTGACCATATTAATAATGATCCAGTTCCAACTTCTTTAAGATAAGAATTACTACCATCGTGATAAATTTCTAAATCTGACCCTGTTCCAAATATTGCTTTATCATTATCAGCAAAGTCAATATCGTTACCATTACTCTGTAGGTCACCGCCTAGCTGTGGTGAAGTATCTTCAACTACGTTACTTATACCACCACCACCTAATTCACCCCAACTACTGCCGTTATATCCTTCATAAGATGTTGTTGTTGTATTAAAACGAATCATTCCAGAATTGGGCGATCCTGGTCTTTGTGCAGTTGTTCCAGCAGCTATATCAATAGCTCCTGTTCCTGTCATTAAGATATCTCCGCTTACAGTTAGGCTGGACAACAAAGTACCTGTAGCTGTTGCTGAATTAGTTTGAATACCATTACCCATCAATGCGTGGTTTGTGCAAGCATAATGAATAATCATTGGAGCGTTATCAGCTACAAATATTTGAGTATATGCTCCACTAGAGCCAGCAGTTCCGTTTGTTGTGACATTACTTGTATATGCAGTATTTTTATCTGCATCAAGATAAAAACGTAATGGATGCCCACTATTACTATTATCTGATTGGTCAAATTTATAGGTCCTACCAGGTGTGAGAATTAAAAATGGTGCTTCTTTCCCATCTATTAAATATCCATTACCAGATCCACTTCCGTTATATCTATGAGCTGCTGTTTTACTTGCTACTGTAACTGTAAAAGTTTTTACTGAGCCAGTATAAGTAGCTTGCAAGGAAGCAAATCCTCTTATATTTCCATCATCAGTAAGAGTTAACGTACCAGTAAAGTCAGGACTAGCACTTTGACCTGGTTGTACCCAAGATAAGACTCCGCTTGCATTACTTGATAACACATATCCACTTACACTTGCATCTGAAGCTGGTAAAGTCCAGATAAGATTGGAAGATACTGTAGCTGCAGATTTAAAACCTACATAATGTGATGAATCAGCATCTAAATATCTAATCTCTTTTTGACCAGAAACAGATAAATGCTCACTACTTGTCCATGAATCAGTAGCATTTAACCAATTAAAAGTTTTATCTGAAGCTCCTTTTAGAGTAAGACCTCCTCCATCAGCAGTCGTATCGCTAGGTGTTGAGACTTTTCCGATAGTAATATTTTTATCTTCAACATCAAGATTTGCAGTATTTATCGTAGTTGTTGTACCTCCTACTGTTAAATCACCAGGAATATTAACAAGACCAGCAGAACTAATAGACATTCTGCCGACTCCAGCAGTACTGAAAGTTAAGGTATCTGATCCACCGCTTATTCCAGAATTATTGTCTGAATTAAAGCTAAAGGATGGAGCAGAAGCAGATCCATTAGGTGCTTTGCTTAATAAATTTGCATAACTTATCTTTTTATTGCTTGTATCACTTGCGTCAATAATCGGTAGAACATCAGTACTCGCTGGTGCTGTTAGCTCTGTAAATTCGGTTATCTTTTTATTTGTCATAATTAAAACTTGATTATGTACATAAGAGCAATGTTAGTAGGTCTAACTTCAGTACCGCCACCACTACTAGATACTGTATGAGTATGAGATCCACTAAAGTTTAAAGCTGAAGCAGAACCAGAGCCTCCAGAAGGAGCACCTGTAGCAGCTTGAGTTGTGCCTTTAGAAAAAACACCACTTGCTGAACCAGGGTTTTGTGCCAATGTTGCAGATAAATGTGAAACGCTACCAGTTAAGTTATGAGAATCTGTTGTGTGACTATGATTTTTGTTTTGATCTGTTTGTGATGATCCAAAAACTCTGCTTGCATCTGTACTTCCAGTATTAGCCCAACCTCTGATAAATTGTCCTCTCAAATCAGGTAAAGCAAAAGTTGACGAGCCATCACCCACACCAAATGTTGTTGCTATTGTTGAAAATAATGTTGCATAAGTTGATCTACTAATATTCGATCCGTTACATTCTAAAAATCCTGATGGAGGTGTATTAGCTGCATGGGCAAGGATTGTTCCGACAGGCACTCCAGAAGCCAACCCACCCCATGCAGATCCGTTATATCCTTCAAACTCTACAGTTGTTGTATTAAATCTTATTTGTCCTGTTGCTGCTGTAGGTCTTTGAGCAGTCGTTCCACTAGGCAACTTTAAAACTCCTGTACCTCCCATTACAATATCTCCAGCAGAATCTACTGTGCCTATGAAATCTGGAGATGCTTTTGTTGCTAATCCAAAATTATTAGTATGTGCAGCATCATTTAAGCTTCCTAAAACTAACCAACCATTATTGGAGCTATTTCTAATCTTTAATAAGTTTGTTGTAGTATCTGCCCATATTTTATAAGCAACAGTAGTTGTAGGATCTGATCCACCACTATTTAAAGACTGTACATCTCCTAATACGTTGTTTAGTTCGGTTCTAAATGAAGAACCAACTTGATTAGCTAAATTATAATCTGATGTATTACTCATTTATGTAACCTCTTTACCAAAACCTGATGCAGCCCATACAAATGATCTTGCAACTGCCGAACTTTCATTTTTAAATGTGACTTTAAAACCTGTCCTGCTTATATTAGCAAGTTCGTGGAAGTCTCCAGATTGTTGATTGGTCGGAGTCACTACTACAGTTGGGGTTTGCTTAAATGGATTTGTGAAAGAAACAGTGTATTGTGATGATCCAGTAGTTACTGGAGTTGAAATACTTTCTGTTCTTCCTTGTAATTCTAATTTAGCACCTAATTTACTTACAGCTATATTTTGGTTTGTGTCATTACTTGTTAATATTGCTTTAAACTGAAAAGCTCTTCCTGTTATTAAAACATTACTAAATTCTTTGTAAGCACTCCATGTAGGAGAACCAGAGGGATTATCATTTGTTGACCTTACATAAACGGCAGCATTACATTTAGTTGCTTCAGTAGCCCCACCAACTTGATCTATATAACCCCAAGAATCAATTAGATCAGTTCTGTCATCCCATAAATTATTTAAGTTAAAACTAGATGCTTCTAATACTTTTTGTAAATTAACATCGTAAGCTTGTGTAAGATCTATTGAACTTGAAAACGAATATTCTCCAGATGTGGAAACTGCATTACTGCTAACAGAAAGAGTTAAGGCATCTAAGCTGGCATCATAAACTGTATTTGTTTTTGAACCAGCAAAATTAGGTGTATGTTCATCAATATTACCAACAAGAAGTCTTTCAGATGGTGCAGGAAGATTAGTTGTAACTCTAGTATTATTCCAATCACTATCATTTGATCCAGGTGCAGGACTTTCTCTTCCTCCATCATCTTCAAATTTAATTAAATACGTTCCAGCTAATAATGGTACGATTTTTTGTGTTTGGTTTCCTGCTGCTGCAACAACAATTTCTTGTGCATCTTTCCATTGTGCACCTGTCGTTTTACTAGAATGTCTTATTAGGGTTTTTCCTCCCAACAACACATCAAGTTCTGTGGCACGATTCCAACTTAATATTGCACTTGTTTCATCTATAGGTAACAAACTAACACCACTAACATTAGATGGAGCAGCAGTTTTACCATTTGCTACGAAAAATGGACTTTGAGGAGTATTAAAAGTAGAAGATCGTAAACCAGATGAACTAACGCTATAAACTTCAATCTGATAATTACCAGCAATAGTATCTAATATTTCAAAACTTTTTGAGTTATCAACAGTTCTTGAAACGTAGTTTCCATTTTGTAATCTATAACGAATATAGTGTGTATCCGAAGTACCTGTCCAGCTAACAACAATTTTTACTCTTGCTATTCCGGTATTTTCGTAAATAACTTCTGTAGCTGTAACATTAGATGGAGCAGGAGGAGGTACATCTAAATTAGTAACATCCCTTACTGGTAAAGTTATGCCATTTTCAATATGATTATATTTACCAGCATTATATTCACTAGCTGTTACGACATAATTAGTTCTATCTTGTTCTTGAACTTCTAATACTCGCCAAGTAGAAGTAAGAATACTATTTGTTTCATATACCCAAACACTATTTGGATTTGGGGCAGTAGAAAAATGTTGCCCAAGACTAAAAACTTTATTAGTAATTCCTGCTACTGTTACTTGCTCTACTGAACCATCTGGTAAAACAACACTTAAAGTAGATCCACCTTCAACTGCTAATCCAGTAGCGTCATCTACAGTTACAGAATTAGTTGTTGCTGAAACAATTCGACCACCTCTTCTTTCTCCACTACGAACAGGGTCAGCTATTTCAATAATCTGTCCTGGTCTAACAACTGCCCCAGCATCAACAGAAGTAGTAAATGTCACAACTTCACGCTCCACATTACTCATATAGAGAACCCATTTTGCTAATCGTGCAGCTTGACCTCTTGATGTACAGGCAAAAGCATTGATATTTCGGACAACTGAGCCGTACCTTGCTTGGTTTGCGGTATCTATTTCTTCAACGTAATTTATATCTCGTAGCTCTAAATCTAAATATTTTGCCACTACAACTGTAGGTCTTTGTCTTTGACTGACATTTGAATAGGTAAATCCTGGTTCAAGTACATTTGCAAGTGTAAACAAATAACTGGAATCTTTTGGTGAATCTTGTGTAATAGTTAAACTACCAGCTTCATAGTATGGCATTGCTCTAAATACAGAAGCCATTTGGTTTATTACGTTATAAGCTTCCTGTTGATTATTAATATTTACATTGCAGGAAAAACGAGGCTCTGTAGCACCTGTTCCTGTACCATCATCAACTTGTTGTGAGCAATAGACTGAAGCTGCAAAAAAACTAAATTTATCTATGTCAGTTTCATTAACATGAGCACCTAGCCCGTACCTTGAGGATGTGATGAGATCATATAAGCACCAGGCTGGATCGCTTGTAAATTGTGCAGCACCTAGCGTTCCATTAAATGTTCCTGTATAAGAAAGACTGCCATCAGCATTAACTGTTGCGTTATGTGGGATTTTAACTTTTGTACCCTTTACTAAATACTTACGAGAGGGAATAGAAGTAAATTGTTCTGCGTCTACTTTTAAACCAACTAAAGCACTATTAGGATAACTTCTTTGATCATATTGAATCTCTACATAGGTGTTAAATTGAATATCATTCTGCAATTTTGATGTTGTGCTATCTGCTGTAATTCGTTTTACTTTAATATTTACAGGAAATGCACCGTTAAGGTTTACAAGATAATCTCTTATATATGGATCGGGAGTTCTTCCAGATATTGTGCCTCTATTACCAGATAGGACAGTTTGGTAAGAACCTCCACTATATTGAACCTGTATTTCTAGTTCAACAGACGTTCCAAAAATATCTCCTTCGTCACTAAATTTTTGTAAAGCAGGAACAGTTATTTGAAGAGAAACTGCATCAACATTTGAGTCAGTTATTTGTATGACTCTACCAGCAGTACCAGCAGGAATAGCTGTTCCAGCTTGAGCTACAGTCTTTGTTACCGCAACATTTCTAGTTATAGGTATTACAGTTTGACTAGATGTTCCAGTTCTAGTTTCAAATGCTACATCTTTAAAATTAAAAGAACCATCAGCAGCTTGTAATGGGGTGTTGTTAAAAAATATAGATTTAGCACCATCAACTAAACCACTTATTTCCCCCTCTCCAATAAGATCAAGAACTCTGGCAAACGATTTAGAATCTAAATTATCCTTGTCTTCATGGGGAGTACCACCTCCTCCTCCACCTCCTTTACCGTTACCACCAGAACCAATAATCTTCATACTTCTACCTGTTCATTTTCAATATTAGCTGATACTACTATTGAGCCAACCATTGTTTGTCCATAAATCACAGGTACAGCAACACCAGCCCTTGAGGTATTTTGTATGCCACTAAAGTTAAATGACCTTCTAGGATCTTGCTCTTCTTCTTTTATATCTTCCACAGGTGTTAACATTTGTGAAAGACCTGTTAAGGCTAAAGCAATACCAATATTTCCTATTACAGCAGTTGCACCACCTAAAAAACCAACACCAGTAAAACCTCCAGCACCTAAAGTAGCACCTCCAGATGCAATACCTATTCCAATAAAAGCTGCTCCGAGTAAAAATTGTCTTGTACCCCTACCACCTTCTCCTCCAACAATAGGAACTATTCTTATATCTTCTTGTCCATTTGGATAATTAATTTCTTCTTCTTTTATTTCCCAATCACCAACTAATACTTTGTAATACCTATCAGCCATATGTGCTTCTAATTGAGGAAAATTAACAACTAAAAATCTTATAGCTTGTCCAGCACTATGAACTTCAGCTTCTAAAGTCTTTTGACCTAAAAACTTTGCAAGTTCTCCGTATAGCTTAATTTTACGCAGCATAACGAATCCTTTTACCTGTGCATTTTAGCAACCATTCATCTAATAAATCACGACTTGATAATCTATTTTGCAAATGATGTAAAACGGTTTGCTCT